ATTCACACCCATTGTAATATCAATTATAAAATGTACATTTGTATTGCAATTGTGATGAACGTATCAAGCGAAACGATAAACGGCCACATTGCGACAGTTCATTGAAATATTCGTAAATAATTAAACAAACCATAAAAATGGCAAAAAAAAAACACGCAGACAAAACTGCTACAACAAATGACGAAAACGCAAACGCAACCGAAATAACTCCAGATGTTGAAACAACTCCAGATGTTGAAACTTCCGAAAAATTGGAACAATTAAAATCGGAAAAAATCGGTTTGGTTAAGGAGCAAATTGCCGCAGGTACGTCAGGCGACATGGCTGCCTACGAAGAAGTTTCCATGAAAATATGGAAATTAAATGCGGACATAAAAACCGAAGAGGCACGTATCGCAACAGAAAAAGCCAATGCCGCCAAACAAGAGGCATTAAACGCACGTGTGGCACTGGTTGACAATTTAATCAACGCCGTATTGTCAGGAGGTGATTACGCTGAACAACGCGAGATTTTGGTAAACATTGCAATTGCCGGTTTGCAACCAACGAAGGCTGCAAGGGTGGCAGGGCAAAAAACCGGAACCGGCACACGTGGTACAATTAAGCCAGCCATATTGGCATTATTACCAGCATTGTACGCTGCCGGTATGTCGGGCTCTGATGTACGGAAGGAAATTATCCAAACACACGGATTTAATGATGGCACGGCAAACGCTGTAATTAAGGAGTACGAGGATCAAAACGGTTTGCGTTAATCGTAAATTGAAAACAATTAAAAACCTGTCAACACGACAGGTTTTTTTATGTCTTATTGACATGGTGTTTATTCGCATTTTAACGCCGTTTCCTGACATTATGATGCGTTATGATACAATCATATCAGACACACTACGATCGTTGAAATTTGGGGTTTTGCTGATATGTCATGTCAGCCTTGCGCATGCCAAAAACTGTTAATGAATTGTTAAATAGATTGTCATTAAAAGATTACATAAAATTTACAACTCTATGACAATATTATTATGTCGTTTCAATGGAATGATGTACCTTCGTACTGTTAATGCAATAATGCATAACGTCACACCACATAAATTAAACACAATGGAAGCAATTATTATCAAGTCAGTATCTCGTCGTTTCATCAAATGGTTAAACGAATTCATGACCTTCGAAGCGCCAACAAATCTGACATGGAAATTCAATTAATGTTTCACGTGAAACATTATAAACCTGCCAATTGCGCAGGTTTTTTTATGTCCAGTATTTTTTGGCAGGAAAAAAATTTTAAAAAGATTTTTGGCTTCTACCCCCACATCTCCAAAATAGTCAAAATTCCAAAATAAAAGTCTTGGCAATTGCCGAGTTTTTCTTTTTGTGGAAACTAGGCTTTGGACTCCATGTTTACCACTGCCAATATTCTCAGGTTACTACTGCCAATATTAGTTATTCACACGTGTGTGTATAAATATATTTTCGTGTGTGCGTGTGTACATATATATTTGTATGTGTGAAAGCTTCTCCAATTTTTACTGAAACTTTAAAGGAACTAAGGTTCGGAAGAAGGCGTATAGTTCACCAAGGTGGTCAGTATTCAGGCAAAACAGTAAACATACTTATGGCTTTAGCTACACTTTGTGCAGAAGAAGACGACTTCGGTGTTACAACAGTAACAGCCCAGTCTTTTCCACACATTAAAGGTGGAGCACTAAGGGATTTTGAACAGTACGTTTATCCTGATTTTAAATCTGAAATATCGTCTTATAATAAAACGGATCACGTATTTACTTTTAAGAGTGGTTGCAAGTTAGAATTCAGGGTTTTTGAAAACGAGATGGCTGCACGAGGTCATAAACGTAAAAGGCTTTTTGTAAACGAGGCAAACAGTTTTAACTATATGGTATTTTTCCAGTTAGATTCTCGTTCTGATCAAACGGTTATTGACTACAATCCGAGTCTTCGTTTTTGGGCACACGAGAAACTTTTGGGTAAACCAGAGACTAAATTGTTTATTTCTGATCATAGACACAATCCGTTTCTTACCGAGGAAAAGCATCGTGAAATAGAGTCATACACTGGTGAGTTGTTTAACGTTTATGCTCGAGGATTAACTGGTAATGTTCAGGGAGTTATTTTCCCATATTGGCAGGTTATTGACGACGAGGATTTTCCTGAAGATGAAGACCATGTTTACAGTATTGACTTTGGATATACTAACGATCCTACGGCGATTATTAAACAAGTGTTAATAGGTCGTACGCTCTTTGTAAAGGAAATTGCATACGAGACTGGAATGCCAGTTAAAGACATTGTGAATGTACTAAAGGCTAATGGATACAAGAAAAACGTTCCTTTATACTGCGAACACGATCCAGATATGATACGTGCTTTAAGGAACGCTGGATTGACTTATGCTACTCCTGCGAGAAAAGGACAAGGTAGTGTAAACGCTGGAATTGAACTTTTAAATACGTACAAGGTTTTCTATACTGCAAGCAGTAAAAACCTGCATCGCGAAAGAAGTTTATATATTTGGGAAACTGACAAAGAAGGAAGAACACTAAATGTTCCTGTTGATAGGAACAATCACTGCTTCGATGCGATCAGATATGGAGTTTATACACGTTACTTAAGATTTGGTGAAAAAGATATGAAAGCTGCATAACATCCTCTTTTCTTTTGTGGAAAATAAAAATAAATAGGTGAATCTAAAAAGATTGTTGTATCGTAATAAGCCTCTTGATATTAGAACTACCGATCCTACTAAAGGATTCTCTGATATTAGTCTTTCGTCTATGAACAATCTATTTGGTTCAATAGCGAAAGCTGGTTTTTTACCTGGCAATTTTGGATTCGTACCTACTGATGCAAATGGAGGTACACTAGATCTTACGTCTGGTGTTGAAGCGCAGTGGCTTGGATTACAAAGCACAATGATGCAGTTTTGGGCTTACAATTATTGTTCTCCACTTGCAGGTGTTATTGATCGACTTGCAGAGGCAGATGCAAATGGAATTGTAAAGTTTATTGATCAGGATGGAAACTACGTTAAAAACGTGAACAAAATTCCAAACCTGAGAAGAATACGGTCATTATTCAAGCGGCCTAACCCTCGTCAAACATGGGTTGACTTTGATATGGAGCAAATAGTTCTTTGTAAGATTTTTGGTTATTGCCCTGTTTTTTGTTTAAGGCCAGATGGAATGGATTCTTCATATACTAAGTATATGTTTAATCTTAATCCATTTATAGTTACTCCTGAACTTAATAGTAATACAGATATCTTATCAGAAGATAATTATAATCCTATTAAACTTTGGAGAGCAAATATATTTGGACATTTTTATGAATTTCCTGCAGAAGACGTTATTTTGGTAAAAGACGGAACTATTGATTCAACAAGGTTTAACTCAGGTTTACCAATATCAAAAATTGCAGGACTTGATTATTATGTTAGCAACATTTGCGCTGCAATGGAGGCCGACAATGTTCTTTTAAAGAAGAAAGGGCCGCTTGGTATATTCAGCTATGATCCTAAACCTGATATGGCAGGATGGAGACCAATGGAACCGAGTGAGCAAACAGAGGTTCAGAACGACTTGAAAAAGTATGGAATGACATGGAGTCAACTTCAATACATTGTTTCAAGACTTCCTATTAAATGGAACTCTATGAGTTTCAATGTTCAGGAGTTAATGACGAAAGAAACTGTTCGACAAGGAATTGAAGGAATATGTGATAGGTTGGGTTATCCTGCAGAGTTAATGAGCGGTAAAAACGCAACGTATGAAAACAGGAATTCTGCTGAAAAATTTCTTTATCAGAATAATATTTCCCCATTTTCTTTACGGAGAATGGCTGTTTACAATAACTTTTTCGGATTAGATGATTATACGTTAAAACTTGATTATAACCATTTACCTGTACTTCAAGAGGATATAGTTAAATCAGGAGAAGCGAGATATAATCTATCTCAATCTGTACAAATAGATTGGCAAGATGGAAGGATAACATGGAATGAATCAAGAACTTTAATGGATATGGATGAAGTATCTGGAATGGATATATATATTAGTGAATACTTACAAAAATACCCAAATACTATTAAAAATGCGACTTCGCCAACACCCAAAAATTAAAGAGTTTCAAAAGAGAGCACTTCCAATAAATTATTCTAGTTTAGAAATAAGGAGTGATGGAAAACTAGCTGATTCAAAGATTGATCAAAGAATAGTTGCTGGATATGGTTGTATATGGGGAAGTGTAAATGATTATGACGAGTTTTTCGTTAAAGGAGCTTTTGCAAAGAGTATTTCAGAAAACGGGCCAAACTCAAATAGTACATATAAAATAAAGTTCAGAGATCGTCACGGAAAATCTGTTTCTTTATTTGCAAAATTGGTAGAAGACGATATTGGACTTTGGTTTGAAACACTTCCGTTAGACAATGTTCAGTGGGCAGATGATTTACTTGTTCAACTAAAGTCTGGAACAATAAACAACTTTTCTGTTGGGTTCAGATATATTTGGGATAGGGTAGAGTGGGACGATGAACAGGATTGTCTTGTTATACTTGAAGCTCAGCTATTTGAAATATCAGCAGTTGATATTCCTTCTGATATGCAAACATACGCTACAAGGCGTGCAAATGAAGAAGCTGGACTTAATGATGAAGTTGAAAAATTTATAAAAAAGTTGCCAATAAAGCGACAGCTTGAGGCAAGAAGAATATTTTCACGTTGTATGACACCTATTGATAATAAGCCGGAAGAAATAAGAAGTACTCCACCTAAAGTCAATACGCCGTCGATAACAAAACTGGATCTTGATTATTTAATTAAAAAATTTTCCTAAATGAAAAAAGAAACTATAATTTTCCCTAAAAAAAGGGTAAGTTATCTTCCGGCATTTCGTAGTAGAAGGCTCGGAAATATACACGGTGCGTTTGAATCAGAAGGCGGAGATCCAAAAGAAGGAGACGACAAACGTACCGAAGAGCAACTCTTTGAAGCTATTGACAAGAGAATGACAAAACTTCTTGAAAATCGAGCCACAAAAGAAGAGTTGACACAAATTCGTTCAGAAATGAAAAAAGAATTTGAAGGTGTAGATATTGAAGCTCTTCGCCAAATCGCTGATGATAAAACTGGTGTTATGCAATTACTTGCAAAACAGGGCCTTGAAATTAAGCGCATTAAAGAACAGCAGAGTCACGCTCCAAAGATTATTACCATACGTTCACAGTGTGAAGATTTCCTTAATGACAAGGAAAAAATTGCGGCAATTCGCGCAGGTAAAAAGGTTGAATTTAATCTTAATACACGAGCTGCTGATTCTCCAATGACTCCATCTACGGTTATGCCAGGAGGAACCGATTTTATAACAAGATATGAAGTTCAACCAGGTATTAATGAGCTTTTACGTCCTGAACCAACTTTCTGGAATACAATAAAGAAAGGAAATACAAACGCTGAAACTTACGTATGGCTTAATAAAAAGCCAACGACTGGTGCAGCAGGATGGGTTGGTCCTGGAGAATATAAACCTGCAATCAGTTTCACTGTTGATACTGAAAATTCTCATGCAAAGAAAATTGCTGTT